CGTCGAAGACTTCGCTGTTCGCCATGATCGCCATGCTGGTCCGCATCTTCAGCCAGCTGTGGAGGACGCGTGCTGGCGGCTTGTCCGTGTCGACGAACTTACGCCTCATCGGTGTCCCTCCCCCATCGGGCGTGGGCTGCGGCTGTCTGTGCCAGGAACTCGGCTTCCTGGTCGGCTCCGATCTCCACCGGCATCTCCTCCTGGCCGATCATGACGGTGAACCGCAGTCCCTCTTGGGAGGAGTCCACGGTGCCGGTCCATACACCCTTCATGGGGGCTTCATGGCCGCTGCCATAGAGGTCTTGAAGGTGGGTGCCCGGCCCTCCCGTGAGGAGGTCTTGGAGCCACAGGGCCACGTTGAGGACCTGCACGTTCGCAGGCCACTCCTTCAGGAGACGGATCCCCTTGTACAGGGCTTGCCGGAGCTGGCTCTCCCTGCGGAGCTTCTCGCCTTTCTCCAGGGCTTCCTTGCGCCAGTAGCACGCCCGGCAGCTGGCATCTCCGCACGGTGTGATGTCGGAGCAGCGGCGACGGTTCAGCATTCCGGCGAACGTCCTGTTCTCCCACACCCTCCTGTTCGCCATGAAAGCGTGCGCCCATCCTTGCGTGTAGTCGCAGTCTTCGTTCTGGCAGCGCCAGCCATCCTGTGTGGCGACCAGTACGGGGCTGACCGTGTGCTCGCCTCCGCAGGTGAACGGGTGCATCCAGCCGGACCCCTGGAAGGCGTTCAGGGCAGAGACCACCTTCTCCTCCCAGGGGGCGTGGATCAGCGGTCCTACTTGTCCTCCCTGAACACCCACGGGGGCTCCTCCTGTGGCGGTCGGTTCCACAGCTGCACTTCCCACAGGATCCCGTCGAACGGGATCTGCATCTTCCCCTCCTTGCGGAGCTTCCTGTTCAGCTTCCACAGCCTCATCCTTCCGAGCCAGCTCATTGCTCTCCAACGTCGGTGGGGCCGACCTTGCTGGCCGACCCCACACAGTCACTTCTTCTGGTCCTGCCGGTACGGGCACCACTTGTGGATGCACCGCACCTTCGGCTTGAGGCGGAACAGCTTCGCCCAGCCGGGGAACACCGTGAACTGGGCGTTGCACTGGCAGCACCGGTACAGCCGCCACGGGTTCGGCTTCTCCGACTGGATCGTCAGCTTGTCGCAGAACGGGCAGTGTCTGCTGAACGGCCGGTCGTTCCGCCAGACGAAGTCAGCCACCGCATTCCTTCAGGTGGCCTTCCTCGTCCAGTCCGTGCGCCTCCAGTTCCACCACCAGCCGTTTGGCCTCGGAGCGCGGGTGCTTGTAGATCTCGCCCGCTTCCTGCCAGGTCAGCCAGGTGAAGTCGCGGCCCTTGTTCTCCGTGTCGACGGGCCAGCCGGTCTCCGAGGCGATCAGCTCCCAGATCCCGCCCTCCTTGTGGAGGCGACGGTCAAGTTCGCTGATCCAGGAGGCGCAGGTGTACTCCTCGCTCCAGCCGGACATGGCCTCCAGGAGCTGGGAGCGCATCCGCGCCTGTTCGGTCACGAACGCTTCCGAGACCGCCTTCACCACGTTCTCGTCGTCGTCGTTCATTGATCCTCCGTTGCTCATTCCTCAGCAGGCATACCGTGCTGGGCTGCCCGTGCGCATTCCGCCACCATCTGCTGTACGTAGTGCAGCATCAGGTCGCGGGTGTTCTGCTCCTTCAGCCATCCGTGCATGACGTCCAGCACAGCGTCCGGCTCCCAGTGCCCGTCGTTCACCAGGCGGGTCAGCGAGTCGTACAGTCCCCATGGGCTGTACGGGTCCTCGTTCAGGTTCAGCAGCGGCTTGTGCTGCGTCTTGTCGGCGGTGACCTTGTCCTTCTGGCCGACCAGGTAGCCGTCCCTGTACGCTCCGTCTTCCAGCTGTGAGCCCAGTTCTCGGGCCCTCGCCATGAACGTCCCGTAGTGACCCCTCCTGGCTCCTTCCTGGGCCAGTTCGAGGAGTTCTTCTACTCCGAGTCGCGTGCGCATGCAGCCATCACCTCTCCGGCCTTCTTGTTCAGCAGGTAGAAGTCGCTGCCCTTCAGGCCGTGTCTCGGATCAACGCGGTAGATGTCTCCGTGCGGTCCGTGCTCGCCCTGAATGTGCGACCAGTCGTACGTCGAGCATTCGTCATCGACCCAGACGAACGGACGGCCTTCCGCGTACTCGATCAGCCGTTCCGTCTTCCAGTGGAGACGGCTGTCCGACCTTGCCGGGCTCGGACCGAACTCGATGACGGGCAGTTCCGGCAGGCCGATGTGGCAGCCGATCCACTCGTGCGCGTGCTTCTCCCAGGTCGTCGCCCAGACCAGCTCGTACGGCAGATCCAGCAGCTTCGCTCCATGCCCGTGGTTCAGCAGCAGGTCGAACCCCGCCCTGTCCGTGCCGTTCGGGTACGCCCGGTGCCTGGTGTATCCCTCGGGTGGCGTCTTGTCTTTCAACGCCATGTACGGGTTCAGCGGGCCGTCCACATCCAGGAACAGCAGCGGCTTCGTCATCCGTTCTCCTTCCGGAACAGTGCGGCCAGCTCGTCGATCGCCTCGACCATCCCGCCCCCGATGCCGTTCTCCTCGTCCTCGTCGGACCGTCCGGTCGCCAGCTCCACCTTGACCGGAGCGACGATCACCGGGTCGAACGCCTGGACCCCCTGCTCGTCCTCCGACATCGTCGCCAGGTAGATCTGCTTCTCCCCGGTGCCGAGGACCGCCATCCTGGTCTTCTGAGCACCGGGGAAGTCTTGCAGCCACACATCGACCTCAGACTCCCGGATCTCCCGGTAGGCGTCGGCGATCTCTCCGTCTCCGACCAGTCGGCATCCGGTGTGGATCAGCAGGACACCCACCATCTTTCCGGTGCCGTCGATCTTCGGAGCCCCGAACTTCTTGGTGCCCTCCAGGAAGAACGGCAGGATCTGGTGCGGCGACTCGAAGTCCAGGTCCTCCACGTGCATGGAGACCACGACCAGGTCCGACTCGTCGGAGTCGTCCTTGCGGAAGACGATCGCACCGAACATCTTGTCCTGGAGCTTCTTGTCCACCAGCATCTGCTGAAGCTGGTCCGCCAGGTACCGCTCCCACGTCGTCTTCGGACGCAGCTCCGACATCTCCTCGTCAGACAGGACCGCCATCAGGTTGCCCTCGTCAAACACGGACCTCCACCTTCCTTTCCGAGTACGTCTCCAGGGCCCCGACCATCAGGTTGAGGCCGTTCCCCAGCGTTCCGAACATCGCCGCTCCCCCTTGCGGGGTGTCGACGCGGACGGTCGGGAAGTCCTCCTCCCATTCGCCCTGTGGCGGCAGCCAGTGCGAGTAGAACAGTCCGTTCAGGTGCCGCAGGAGCAGGTGGTGCACGGGGATCGAGTTCGCCGGGACGTGGTCGATCTGGACCGTTCCCAGCGTCCGTGCTTCCTCCCGGAGCGCCTCCGCGTGCTCGGTGTCGTCGTGGACCATCACGGCGTTGTACATGATCCCCAGTCCGACGGCGTACTTGGCCATCGCGGGGTTGAACTGCGCCGTTCCGGCTTCCACCTTGTTCTTGGCGTGGACCATCGCGGAGGCCACGTGCTCCATGACCTTCTCCGGCCCCATCATCTGGACGATCGGGGAAGTGGGCATCTTCCCCATGATCAGCGTCCCCTTGATGTCGAACAGCACCAGGTTCTGCCAGTCGTTCGTTCCCTGCTCTCGGTCACCGTGCTTGGCCAGTGCGACCAGGACGTCGATGTCCCCGTCGTTCGTGTCCTTGTACGGCTGTCCTTCGAAAAGCATCAGTCTCCTACTCTCCGTGTCGTTTCCTGTCGCCCGTCCGGAGAATCCGGTTCGACAGTCGCAGGCATGCTCCCCACGATTCCGGTTCGGTGGCCGTCTGGTCTTTGTTCTTCGCCGCCTCCTGCATTTCCAAGGCGACGGTTCGGAGCACGTCTGCCATTCCTCGGCCGACATCCGGGTGGACCGTGGCGATGTACTCCAGGTCCCGTCCGGAGCGCTTCCGGATGAACCGGTGTGTCGGTGCCAGGGCTTGCGCCAGGACGATGACGACTGCGTTGACCGTGCGGGCGTGCAGTGTCCCCTTCTCGTCCTCCGGCGGTTCCCCCAGCACCATGTTCTTGCTGGACAGGTGGAGGGGCCGCCACCATGGGCCCGGTGTGGCCTTGATGGCGGCAAACTCCAGGCGTGCGGCAGCCAGCTCCAGCGGCTCCCACCGTTCTCCTGTCACGACCGCTGGCCCGGGAATCCAGGGACCCGATCGTTCTCGATCGGCTGTTCGTACGAGAACTCGATGACGATCTCGTTGTCGTACGTCTTGTAGGTGAAGGCGTCCGACGGGATCCCCTTGAACGGGCTGGAGGCTCCCACCGGCCTGTGCGCCTTCTGGTAGCTGGTCGGGCGGCTGTCCCACCAGGCGTGCGCGACGCGGGACTCGAACTTGCCGACCGCGTCCATGAACGCCGGAGTCTTCAGGAAGAACCGCCGCGTGGTGATCCGTACGGTCTCTTCCCTCCAGTCACTCACTGTCGTACCCCATCTCTGTCATCTTGGACTTGACCAGGCGTGCGGTCAGCTTGTTGTCGGCGCTGCTGGAGTTCGCCAGTTCTTCCGCCATCCCCCAGATCTCGTCCAGGATCGCCAGGGCCTGGTCCATGTTGCTGTTGGCTTCGTCCAGTTCCTTCTTGACGTCGGACGGGTTGTCCTCCAGGTCCTTCAGCTTCTGCTTGAGCTGCTCGACCTCCTTGTCCTGGTCCTCCATCTCCGACCGGAGCCTGACCAGCTTCGAGTCCAGGGTTCGCTTCTCCCCCTTGAGGGACTCCAGATCTCGTTCCAGCCCTGCGATCCGGTTGGACGACTCCGAGCTGGCCTTGTAGACCTCAGCCCCCTTCTCGTCCGGGTCAGGCGTGCCGATGCCCTTGGCCAGCTTCTCCCGCAGCTCGGCGATCCTGTTCTCCAGGACCTCCTGCTCCCGCAGCATCTCGGCTTCCTGAGCCGCCGCTCCGTCCCGGACGTCCTTCACCTCGGCCCAGATGTCGGTCAGTACGGCGTGGATCTCAGGCTGCACGATCCGCATGATCTTCGTGCGGCGGGCCTGTGCGACCGACTGCGACAGTGCCCGGTTCACCCGGTCCAGGAGCACGGTCACGTACGCCGACGCCTCCGTGTTCCGGTGCGGCAGCTTCAGTGCCAGCATCACTCGGAGACGGCGTGCGTCCTGGATGGGAAGGTCCAGCGTGGCCTCCTGATCGCCGTCCACGGCCAGGATCCCCAGGCGTGCTTCGTTGGCCCCTGCGTTGACCGTGAGGTCTTCCTTCCACAGGAAGGTCTTCGCCAGTACCTGCACCGGCTCCTCTTTCTTGACGGGCTGTGGGACGCGTGCGACTCCTGCCACCCTGACCGCCGCCGGTTCCGCCTTCTTCGGCATCACGGCCGGTGTCGGACGGGCGGGCGAGATCGGAGCCGAGATGGGCTTCGGGTCAGGTGCGGGATGCTGCGGACGGCCGTTCCACTTGATCCCCGTCGATCGATTCGGGTGATTCAGTCCCCGACGCTCAGGCGCGTTCTGTGGTCGCTGAGACGTGATCGGCATCGGTGACGGCTGCGTCTTCGGCGGAACAACCCGGGACGGCAGGTCCGTCCTGGCGACCTTGTCCTTCTGCGGGATCTGGAGGACGGCGGCAACCAGCGTCGCGTCCGACAAGTCCATCTGGTGCGATCCCCTCTCCCGCACCGACCACCAGTTCTGCGCCCGGTTCAGCATCCTCGCGCACGTGTCCTGCGTCATCCGCAGGTCGTGACGGCGGGGCTTCATCGCCGCATACACGCGGTCGATGAACTGCTTTTCGGTCTCTGGGACCAGCTCCATCCGTTCCTCCTCCATGCATGCTCGGTAGCCCCACCTGTTCTGGCAGGGCTCCGAGCGGCGGTGTTCTGTCCGTCAGCAGTTCGGGTCGGCGACCGTGTCCACCGCACCCCGTGTGGTGTCGTCGTCCTTGTACATCACGGTGACTCGGATCCCCGAACGTCCGCACCCGCCGTTCGTGTCGGTCAGCATGCAGGCCGTCGCCGTGTTGGAGAAGCCGTCCGGGGCCCGGTTCACCGTCCAGTCCTTCGGCTCGCAGTTCTCCGACCGCTTGGCGTCCTTGTACGGCTCGGTCTTCTTCTCGACGTGGTTCGAGAGGCTGCCGCATCCGGACAGACGCTCTTCCGATCTAGCATCGTGGCTGCCACACCCGCGAAGGCCACCTTCACCTTGGCCTGCCGGGTCATCGTCTTCTTCACTTGCAGATCTCCTCGATCGCTTCCTGCATCAGGTCCAGGGCCCCCTGCCAGCCGGTGTCGTGGCTGATCTCGTTGGGGAGTCCCCGTTCGGTCTTGTTCGTCGACTTCAGGTTCGCCACTCGTTCCAGCAGCTTCCCTCGGATCACACACACCGGGTGCGTGACCCCCTCTCCCGAGAGCCGCACAGGCGGCACCGGCAGTCCCTTCGGTTCCGGCATCGTCAGTGCCGTCACCACGTTGTTCGCGGCGTCCCGGTTCAGCATCACCGCCACCACGATCCGCTCCAGCATCTGCCGGTGCTTCAGCGGCAGATCGTCGTAGCGGAGTCCCTCGTCCTCCAGCCACTCCTCCAGAGCGACATCGGCCGCCTCCAGTACCTTCACCGTGGCTGCCACCTGTGCACCTGTCAGCTGTTGCATGCGCTATACGTCCCTACTCAGTACCTGTCGAAGCGTTTCCAGCAGCGTCGGTATGTCGTCCGGGCTGCCGTCGAACTCGTTCACCAGGACCTGGGCATCCGTGATCACCCGTTCCTGGTTCTCCACCACCGCAGCGACCGTGCTCAGCGTCCTGGCGACCGTTGATCGCTGGACCGGCATGGCCTTGCGTGTCTGCCCTGACATCAGTGCCTTCGCCCAGTACAGCGGACTGGATTCCGGGCAGTTCTTGATGCAGTCGGCGGACATCGTGCATGCCGCCCGATGCGCCTCTGCCAGGATCAGTGCGTCCGCCTTCAGCTCCTCCGCGCCCATGGCTGCCTCCGTCCCCGTACCTGTCAGCCCTCGTCCAGCTGGACGCCCACCAGGCGTCGGGTCAGCTCGACCAGTGCGGCGTCCACCTGCTTGCGGCCCTTCTCGTCCAGCGGCCCGCCGAAGTTGAAGGAGACCTCCGACACCATCTCCTCCAGGTCCGTCTCGGACGGACGGCGCACCACGTGCGTGGCGTCCTGGACCTTGTTCTTCAGCTTCACCGCCTTCCGCACCGTCTTCTGCCAAGCCGGTCGCCCTCGGCTCGCCAGGACGCCGATTCCGATCCCGGTGACCGCCCACACCAGCGTCTGTGCCTTGCTCGGCCTACGGTGCGTATTCGTCCAACTCATGACTGCTCCTCGCGTTCATTCACCTTGTCCTGGAGGTGGCGGAGAGCCATGCCGAGCGCCGCCATGCGGTTCAGCATGGTCTCCGCCTCCTGGTCCTGCTTGCTGTTCACCATCCGGGCTGCTGCCATCGACAACCCCTGGATGCACCCCCACACGGTCGCGATCGACAGCCGGTCCATGTCGTCACCACCGGCCTCCGGGGGAAGCCGGTGGACCATGTGCGACACCGTCTTCAGCGCGCCTTCCGTGACCTTCCTCAGCGTCACTTCGGTGAGCGGTCCGGCCTCCATGATCTGTCGGTCCGAGATCCTCAGCGCCTCCGACAGTGCTGCGGCTGGCGTCATTTCCTGACCCGACGCCCTCCACATACTGACGACTTCTGCTGCCGTTTCCATGCGTGCCTCCCTGGGGGTGGTGAGGGTTTAAGGATGGCTCACACCCGGGTCATGTCAAGGGTTCTTGCTCGGTTCGACCGAGTTTCGGAACCGCTCGATGCGGTCGCGGAGCATGTCGGCGTACGCGTACCGGACCACCGCCTTCAGGTGCTCCGTCGGGTCCGGGTAGTTCTCCGTCGTCGGCAGCTTCCCCGCGTCCTTCGCCAGGTCGGACAGCAGCTCCAACAGGAACGACTTGTGCTGCGTGATCTGCCGGGTCTTGTCCCTGCGGCCCACGAACAGTCCGGTGTCGACCCCGGCCGTGTAGATGCGGTGCACCTCCACCTCGCACCCCATCGAGTACACCGTCTTCACCGCCGACCCGATGTGCTTCTCGCACGCGTTCACGCCGTAGTGCAGAACGTCACAGCAGCATCCGATCTGCGCCACCGCGATGCCCCGGCACGGTCGGGCACCCACTCCGCATCCGTTCAGGGACGAACTCTTCCCGGACAGAAGCAGCGCGCGGGTCGCCTTCTCAATCGGCGTCTCCTTCAACATCGCCTCGACCACTTCCTCCGGGATCTGGTCGTCGGTCGTCGTGTCCGTCGTCTCCGTCATCTTCTTCCTCCTGATCGATCTCGAAGTGCGCGTCACATAGGCCCCGGACGTCGTCTTCTCCAACCCACACCTGGTCTGCGGGTCCGAAGCATCCGGCCCAGTCGCACTTGAGCATCGTTCGCTGGCGTTGCCGTTCTTTCCTGAACACCAGCACACGATTAACAACAGCAAGTACTCCTGCAATCGACCAGCAGACGATGCCGAGAACGATGACTGCTTCGATTCGTTCCATGGCTCACTGGTTCTTTCGCAGGTAGTAGGGGGTGTCTTCCACGGGATAGGACGCTGCCGGTCCGTACATGGCACTGGCGAGGCTTTCTGTGGAACCTCTCAGTAGTTCCGCATGCAGGTCGGGCATCCGCACCGGAAGAACCGGCATTCGCAGAGCGTGCGCCCATACCCCATGCTCACCACGTACCGGCAACGTCCTGTCCTCCCTCCATACGGCTCGTTCCTGCGTTCGTGCGAGTAGCGGCTGTGGCCGCAGTTGTCGCAGTAGCCGTGAAGCGTGTAGTCGCTCATCAGCGACTACGGCGTCCCCGGCGGTCGCGGCGCTTCGGACGTCGCGGCTGCTTCCGGACCAGCACCAGCTCCTTCGACGGCAGCTTCATCTCGTCGAACGGAACGAACTCCAGCGCCTTCCTGTCGTAGTCGTCCTTCTGCGGGTTGTAGCCCCGCGCCGCCACCGTCTGCTGGAAGATCGGCGTCGGCTCCAGGGCGAACTGTGCGGTCGTGCTGGAGTCCAGCGGGTCCTTCTCGTGGACCGGCTTGTGGTACATCAGCAGGTTCGCCGCCAGCTCCCCCGTGTCCTCGCCCTCCAGCTGCTCACTGCTCACGCGATTCGATTCGACGTCGTCCTTCATCACTGACCTCCCGAGTCACGATGTCCTTGTCCCAGCCGAGCGGCTTCGTGTCGTCCGCTCCGTCCCACAGGAGCGCTCCGAGGACCGCCCGCGTGAAGTCCTGGTGCGTCTTGCCGAAGTAGCACCAGCCCAGGTCGTATCCGTCGTCCGCCTCACCAAAGTGCTTCGGCGTCCGCACGACCCGGTAGTTCCACATCATTTCCAGCACGTCGACGAAGCAGTGCGGCAGCTCTTTGACCCGCCACCCTCCGTCCATCGGTGTCAGGACAGCGACACCC